GGTGCCAGACTTTACGGTGGACGACGACAACAACTCGCTGAACCAGTACTACAGCACCATCGTGCAGCCTGCCCTCGTCTACGGTATCGCCAGCCTCTACAAGAGCGAGAAGGGCGATGACCAGGGCGCTGGCGTCGACCGCCAGGAGATGGAGCGCGTCATCGCTGTTGCCAGCCGCCAGAATGCCAACGTGCAGGGCAACAGGACATATCGTATGCGGCGCAGCGACGACACCGTATCGGGCCAGTTCAGTTACTATCCGCAGGAGGGTAGCCTCTCCTAATGCCTATCGCGGCCGACAGCTTGCGGTTAGGACCGTGGCGTGACGGCGTCAACTACAGCGCACCGGCCGAAGACATCGGTCCAAGCGGCCTGTATGACATGGAGAACTGCACGATAGGCTTGTCGGGCGAGGTCAAGAAGCGTAAAGGGTTCGCTAAGTACAACGGCAGCGCCATGAATAGCGGCGCTACTGTCACCGCATTCGGTCAGATTACCATCGCCGGCGCGGAAAAGACTTTCGCCATCTGCGGCAACAAGTTCTTCGATGTTACGGGCGGCACCGCCACCGACCGCAGCGGCAGCGTCACCATCACCGCTGGCAACGACAACGTCTGGAACTGGGTGATGGCGGGTGATACGCTCGTCGCCGTCAATGGCGTCGACACCGACGGCATCACCTGGGCCGGTGGCACCAACAACGCCGGCACCCTCGATGACGATAGTAGATTTACCAAACCCACCTGGATCGCTTTCTGGGAAAATAGGCTTTGGCTGGGTAACGAAAACAGCAATAGCGACCGCGTCTGGCGCTCCGATGCCGGCGACATCACGACCTGGGGGGCTACGGCCTATCACCAGTTCGGTTACGCCGTTACCGGCCTGCAACCGTTCCAGAACACGCTGGCCGTCCATACCGCCGATGGCATCCACACGCTGACAGCGACAGGCAACTCGACGATACCGTTTCAGCAGCAGCAACGGACGCAGCGCGGCACCATCGCCGGTCGGTCCATCGTCACCATACCCGGTGAGCGTCAGATCTTCGTACGGGCTGACGGCATCTACCAGTGGACCGGCGGGGCGCAGGTCGACAAGATCTCCTTTGCGCTGGATGACCGCTACTGGTCGAACATCAACACCGCCCGTCTCGCCTACAGCTTCGCGCTCTATTATCCGGCCAACGAAGAGGTCTGGTTCTTTTTGCCGTATGGCACCAGCCAGACTACGATGAACAGCGTTGCCATCTACTCTGCGCGTCTCGATGCCTGGTTTGGACCCTACAACAATTTCACGCGTGACAGCGCCGCTCTTGTCGATGACCTGCCGCACGCTGGTGACTTCAGCGGCTTCATTATGAAGCACGAGACGAACGACAACGACGACGGCAGCGCCATTAAAGCCTATTTCGAGACGGCCAACCTCGCCCCAATGGGCGATAGCGTCGAATGCCGCTGGCTGTATGCGCGAACGCTCTTTGACAATATCGGTGCCTACGACGTCAGCGTGCAGCAGCAGGCCGCCGGCATCATCAGCAACACTGAGACGATCACGATGGGTCAGTCGGGTGACTTGCTTGACTCCTCTTTTGTCCTTGATACGTCGGCGCTGGAGTCAAGTGTGTCGGCGCTGACGGCCGACAGCGACCTGTTTGGCTACGATCCAAGGACGCAGCTACGCTTCAGCAACTTCAACGACGACGAGTCGTTCACCATACGCAGAATAAGTCTCCAATACAAACCGATAGGCCGCACGCGCAAGCGGAAGACAGGCATCGAATGAGCTACGCAAATCCTTACGCCGGTGCGGCAGCACTGCAAAATAAGAAGAAAAAGCCGGTGGCAAGTCCGTACGGTGCTACGGGCGCTATGACGCAGCAACCGCCGGCACAACAGGCAGCGCCTCAATACCCTGGTTATGTGCCACCAGCGGCAGCGCCTCAGTATCCTGGCTACGTGCCACCAGCAGCAACACCGCAACCGGCCAGCCCATATAGTGCTACTGGTGCTATGCAGCAAACGCCGACGGCTCAACCGGCTAGCCCGTATGGTGCTACGGGTGCGATGACGCAGACGCCGGCAACGCAGCCAGAGAGTCCATACGGCGCTACGGGTGCGATGACGCCACCGCCGCCGCCACCGCCGCCGCCGCAACCGGCAAGTCCGTATGGCGCTACGGGTGCCATGACACAATCGGCACCCCAGCCTGCCGCGCAACCCGCAAGCCCTTATACGGCTACCGGTGCCATGGCGCAACCGGCCGTGCAGCAACCGGCAAGTCCGTATGATGCTACCGGCGCGATGGCACAACCAGCAGCATCGCAACCAGCGAGTCCTTACAGCGCCACTGGTGCGATGGTGCAACCAGCAACACCTCAACCGGCAAGCCCTTACGGTGAAACCGGCGCGATGGTGCAGTCTGCTACGCCTGAACCAGCAAGTCCTTACGGCGAAACGGGCGCAATGGTACAACCGACCGCGCCTGCGCCTGTCAGCCCTTACGGCGACACCGGTGCGATGGTGCAACCGACCGCACCCCAGCCTGCAAGCCTTTACGGTGCGACTGGTGCAATGGTGCAGCCTGCTACGGCGCAACCGGCAAGCCCCTATTCGCCGTCGGGCCGGCAATACGCCGCCTCGCCGCTACGCACCGCCTCGCAGCAGAGCCCTTACGACCCACTCACCGGCGCTTTAGTGGCAGATGCGGCACCAGTAGACCAAGGTCTTGCGGATTACCAGGCGATGACGGCCGGCGTGCAACCGGAAGCGGCAACACTGCCCGATATCACCAGCTTGTCCGACTACCAGGCGATAACGGCCGGCACCTCGCCGACAGAGGACACGGCGTTAGCAGACTACCAGGCGTTGACAGCGGGTCGGCCGGTAGCACCCAGCATGACGGCTACCGACTATGCGGCGTTGACCGCTGGCGGTGCTGATCCGACGATGTCGGCGCAAAGCTACGCCGACCTGACGTCAGGACTTACGACGCCGGTGACGACGCCAGAGACGACGATGTCGGCGCAGAGCTACGCGGATCTCACCGCAGGTCGCCAACCGACGATGTCGCCAGACGACTATGCGGCGATGACGGCCGGCACCGATGCTACGATGACGCCGCAGAGCTACGCGGATCTCACGGCAGGACGAGGTCCGGCAGCCACGATGTCGCCAGAAGACTATGCGGCTTTGACGGCCGGTCCAGAGGCTATTACAGCGGAGACGACGGCGACGACGCCGGCGATGTCTCCAGAGGATTACGCGGCGATGACGGCCGGACCTGGTGCGGTAGAGACGCCGGCAGGCGCAGACAGCTTACAGGCGGCATTACAACAAGCCTATATGGGCCGGATTGGCGCTGATGACCCGATACTGGCATCGCAGCTGGCCGACCAGCAAGAGCGGCAGCGCCAGGAGGAGCAGGCGACCATCGAGCAGTTGTCGCGCTACGGCGTGCTGCGCGGCGGCGGTGACACCGCCAACGTCTTGATGCAGATGCGCGAAGGGCAGGAACGCAACCGCCTCGCGCTGGAAGCGGCGGCAGCCCAGCGCCAGCAGCAGGATCTGCGCGATGCCTTGGGCTTTGAGCAGGCACAGTCGCAGATGGGCTTGGCGGGTCGCGGCATGGCGCTACAGGAGCGACTTGGCGCACAAGACATCGCTGGCAGTCGCCTACAGCGTGAGCTACAGCGTGCCGGCGTCACCGGACAATTTCGCGGTGGCGATACGATGGCAGAGCGCGAGTTGAGAGATCGCCTCGCTACAACGGAAGCCCAGCGCGGTGCGATAGGTGGTGCAGAGCGGCGTGCCGACATAGCTCAGGAAGCCGGTTTATTCGGAGAGATCGCTGGTGCCGGTAGCGCACCGGCACGGCAGACATTAGCAGGCAGAGCGGCGCGAGAAGAGCGCCTAACTAGTCAGGCGCAACGCGAACTGGCACGCGCCGCCGATGCTCGAGCGGCACTGGCACAGGAAGCCGGCCTATTCGGAGAGATCGCTGGTGCCGGTAGCGCACCCGCACGCGAAACGTTGGGCGGTTTGGCGGCGCGTGAGGCGCGTCTTGCCAGCCAGGCGCAACGTGAGGCATTAGGCGGCGCAGAGCGGCGTGCGGACATCGCCCAGGAGGCGGGGTTATTCGGTGAGGTCGCCGGCCAGGGTTTAGGGCATCCGCGACAGACGATGGCAGGACGGCAGGCGGCCGAGGCGCTCCTTGCCAGCGAGGCGCAGCGAACGGCCTTGGGGGGTGCCGAGCGCCGCGCCGATATCGCGCAGGAAGCCGGTCTATTTGGCGAAGTAGCCGGTCAAGGCATGGGCTTTCCTCGTCAAACCATGGCGGGCGAGGAAGCCGCCTTACGCCGCGAACTGGCGAGGAGCGCCGATGAAAGAGCCGCCCAGGCGCAGCAGGCGCAGTTGTTCGGTCAGGTCGCGGGTCAAGGCGGTCCTATACAGACGCTGGGTGGTATGCAGGCGCTGGAAGCAATTGAAGGACAGCGGCTGGCACGCGAGGCAACAGAAGCAGGTCTTACCGGTCAGTTTAGAGGCGCACAAACTGCCGCAGAACGGGCGCAACAGAGCGCCTTAGAGTCGCAGGATCTACAGCGGCGTTTGGCCGAAGCCGGCGTCACCGGCGATTTTTACAAGGAAGGCGTACGCGGCCCGACCACAACGCTACAGGCGCAGGCGCTGGAAAGCGAGATGCAGGGCCAGGCGCTACAGCGTGCGCTGCAACGTGCCGGCGCTACCGGCGAGTTCATCGAGGAAGGCGCAGACGCGCCAGCGGCAGTGCCGACGCTGGAAAGCCGCTTACGTACGGCTGCCTTGACCGGCGTGCTGCCAGATCAGCAAGGCGTAAATCGAGCTACGCTGGCGGGTCGCCAGGCCGACATGGATATGATCGGTGCGATACTGGCGGCGCAAGATCCAAACCTGGCAGCGGGTCAGCAGGAACGAATGCGCGACTTGGGCGGCGCGTTGGCAGGTGCGCTACAGGGCTTCGATCCACAACAAGTAGCCGCGATACAGGAGGCGTTAGGCTACACCGTAAACCCTAATGGAGCCGGCGGCACCGCCATTGCCGCCGGCGGTGGCGGTGGTGGCGGCAACAACGTCGTATTAAGCGGCGAACTAACAGACGCAGAAAAAGCACAAATACAAGGTGATCCGCTAGGAACGCTTGACGCTGCGGTTCAGGCAGGTCAACTGACGCCGGATGTATTCAAAGAAAACTTTGGAGCAGGCGACCTTACGACGATGCTACAAAACGCGGAAGCCGATCTGGCAACAGCGCGAAACAGAACCGGCATAACAGCCGAAGAAATACAGCGATTGGAATTTATTGTTGAATCGCTGCAAACTGCAAGACTAATGCAGGACTAAGGAGTAAAAGATTATGCCAGGACCGTTGGCAATGTTGGGTATACAAGCCGGTTTAGGTGTCGGTCAGGCGCTGCTGGGGCAGCAGGGCGCACGCCGCCAGGAAGAGCGGATGCGTGAGCAGGCCGCGTCGGACAAGCTGATACAGTCGTTTAACCCTGGCGCACAACCGACGCCGGTCGCGCCGCAGCAACCTGGCGTCACGCAGCAGATGCTGTCAGATCCGATTACGAAGCAGTTACTCGCCGGTTTGGTCGGCAAGGGCATCGGTGCGCTGACCAACCGGCCGCCGACTGTCGGTTTAGGCGGTGGCGGTGGCGTGCAGAACGTGGCGTCGCCCATTAACTACATGACTCCATAGGCAGAGCAATGGCAACACCATACGGAATGTTTGCACCAGGCGCGTCGGTAGGCGGCGGTCCTCGTACACAGGCTAATTTAGACCCTTTGCTGGAGCTATTGACGCAAGCGGGGCAGTTCGTCACCACGACGTCGAAGCCGCATTGGCAGCAGATGATCGAGCAACGTCAGGCAGAAGCGGCCGGTCAGTTTGCGGAGCAAGGACCGCCACTGCCAGCGGCGTTGACGCAGCAACCGTCGGAAGGTTTTGCGGAGCAAGGACCGCCGGCGTCTGCGGCTGCACCAGCAGGCGGTTATCGCGGTCAAATGGTTACGCCCGTTGGTGGCGCAGCACAACCCGCCGCAGAGGCGTTGCCTGATCTGACAACTGCGCCAGAAGACGAATCGTTCGTGCCGTTGTTGCAACGTCTCGCGCCGAGCTTGTATCGCTCTGCCACTGATGACATGACTGGCACGATCTATCCAACGGTTGACAGTGGTACATCGGTGCCGTTGCCGCAACAACGCAAAACATCGGACGAAGACCAAGCCGGTGGTGTGCCGCTTGTAGGCGAAGAAGAGATAAAGCAGAAGTTTGAGAACGTAGCTGCAACGCGCCCATCGACGATGCAGGCAGAAGGCATTAGGGGCGACCGCACCGCTGGCATGGGCGGTTTACCGGAAGGCGCGGTTGAGCAGCCTGACCTGCCAGAAACAGACATCGACGTCAGTCTGCTGGATCGGTTGGGGCGTATGGCGCAACGGGTCGGCGGCCCGATAGCAGGTTTTGCCAGAGAAAATCCAGAGGTCGCCGCGCAGATCGCGCAGGCAGCCGGCGGCTTGATGTCTAACATCGCCAGTGGCCGCGCCCAACGTGAAGCCGGCAGAGAAACAGAAGGACGCGTAGCACGCGCCAACCTTATCAGCGCCTTGACCGGCGGCAAAGCCAGGCCGCAGGTCACCGCCGCACAAGCCGATGAAGGCGGCCTGCTAAGTCGCCTGGGCCAGATCACGACGGCCGGCGGCAGGATTGCCAGCGGCGAGATGGCGCGGCGTAAGGCTGAAGGCGTACAGGAGCGCGAACTGGCGGCGAAGGAGTTGGACGCGCAGTCGCAAGCTGACTACCGTACGGCCATGGCAGACATAGGAGAACGTCAGCTGGACGTCGACGCTCAGAAAAACTACGCAAAATTTGTTACCGACTACATGAAGACGATGCAGGCCCAGGCGAAAGAATCCAGGCTGCCCATCGGTGAATTAAAAGAGTTGGGGTCGTCGTTTGCCACATTGAGAAAACTGGATGACTTAGAAAACTTCATC